TCTAAGAAATTAGATGTTGAATTACCTAATATTGAAACAGTACCAGTACCATATACTAATTCATATCCACTTGGAATTACTACATTAGAACCTGCCGTTACACTACTTGAGAATGTAGCTGCTCCTGTGGATGCAATAATTAATTTATCAGAAGCAGATGAAAATGTTTCTGTTGCATTACCTATATATAAAGAACCATTTTGAACTTGCATATAGGCATATGCTCCTTGACCTGTATAGTCAGTATCCTTTATTCTAAATTGAGGAGCATTACCATTTGTTTGTATTTCTAAATTATTTGTAAATCTACCAGTACCAGTAACATCTAAAGTATAAGATGGACTACTTGTGCCAATTCCTAATTTTCCGTCATTAGTCAAACGCATTTTCTCTGTTGCAGTAGCATCATAACCAGATGTTCCAAATATTAAATCGGATGCAACTGTAATACCACTTGTAACACCAGCAGAAACAACTGAACGAATAAAAGATACTGTTCTTGCACCAGCAGAACTTGTGTCCTCAATTCTTTGGTCAAAATATCCAATATTGTCGCCACTATTCCAGTTTTTTTGTGATGAATTTATTGTGTATAAAATTGGATTGGTTGACCTAATACCAGCATAAGTTCCATCATCATAAAATAATGAATCTCCTAATGTACTTGCACCAGTAAACTTAGATACGTAGTTTGTTGTACCAGTTCCAGTTACTGGATTAGTTAATGCTGCTTGATATTGTGGAATATTTAATGTTCCAGCACTAAATGTCGCAGCACCGCTTGTACCAGTTGTAGTTAATGTAATTGTTCCTTGCTTAGAGTTAAATGTTGTCCAATCCGCACTTGATAAGTAACCAGCTTGTGAGCCAGATGCTTGTTGAATTGAAAAAACACCAGTTGTGTTGTTATAAGCTAAAGGACTTGTTGCACTTAAAGATGTTAAGTTGATACCACCTAAACCAGCTAAAGTGTAAGTAGGCACATTCAAAACACCAGTTGTGCTATTGTATGTTGATGCTCCGTTGTTTCCAGTAGTTGTTAAACTAATTGCACCACGAGCACGAGCATCTGTATAGTATAAATTAGAACCCTCTGCAATACTTGATGTTGTACCAGCTACATTTTTCCATAATGAAGTTGCACTATCGTATTGTAATATTTGATTATTAGTAGGACTTGTTATTAATACATCACTACTCTCGCTTAACTCTTGTGTATTTTGGATTTTTACCTCAATAACCCCTTGAGTTGGATGTGCTCTTACTACAATACCAATATAAACAATATGGTCTGGACTTGTTGGCTTAGTTGATGTATAACCACCAGCAACACTTGGACTTAAATATAAAGTTTGACCAGTTGAAAATCCGTTTGTATCTAAATCTATTAAAGTTCCAGCAACAGTTACATAACCATTGTTCATGTTTGTTATATCTGCTCTTACTAAACCGATTGTTTGATTTGATGCAACCTCTGTGTTAGCTTGTGCCTTAGTAATAGTAGGTAAGTTGCCTTGACCACCATTAATATAAACCACAGTTCCTTTTGTTAAAGTTGCACCAGTTGAGTTGTAAACCTCAGTTACTAAATTACCAGCAGCATCAATTGATGTTGGGAATGTAACCAATGAACCATCTCCAGCCACATATTGTGCACCAGTACCAGCAAAACCAATGTTAATATTTCCACTTGTAGTTACTGGACTGCCAGTTATTGTTAATGCAGCAGATGACTCAGTAATGCCAACACTTGTAACAGTGCCAGTATATTGGTCGTTACTTGTGATTGTAAAGTTTGGATAAGTTCCGCTTATTGATGTTGTACCAGCACCAGTCAAAGACACAGTCTGGTCTGGAGCCGTATTTGTTATTGTAAAGTTAGGATAAGAACCGCTTGTTGAAATGCCAGTTCCATCACTTAAAGAAACAGTTTGGTCTGGTGCACTATTTGTAATAACACCAGTTGTTGAACTATAAGAAATTCCAGTTCCAGCACTTACACTTGCTCTTGCTCTTGCATCAGTATAATAAAGATTTGTTCCCTCGCTTATGTTTGATGTAGTCAAAGAAACCGCACCAGTAAATCCGTTTACGGAAACAACCGCATCTGTATTGTCCACCTTTTGCCAAACACCTCCGTTAAATATTGCCCAATCTCCCACATTCCAATCGGTTATCCCATCAAGGTTTGTTGAACCAGCTACATTTACGATATAATACCAACCAGCAGTTCCTACGCTTGAAGTTAATGTCGGAGTGTTAGTTGATGCATTCCAAGTTCCCTTGTATATTGATCCACCAATCAATCCGTTGATTTGGTTTTGTAATTTACCAAAACCAGTTAAGATTGAGTCAGTCGCTTGGATGGTTCCACCAGTGATGTTTACACCAGTCAAAACTTTTCCAGTAACCGCACTATTTACTAATGATGGCGATGCATAAGTTCCACTCAATTCTCCCCCAGCCGTAATTCCCTCAATCGTTGTTAAATATGTTGAGTTGTCGTAAGAAATGGTTGTTCCACTAATCTTAACAAATCCAGTACCACTTAATGCAGCTTGTTTTCCATTGAATGCAGTCCAATCCGTACTTGACAAATATCCGTTTTGTGATCCGTTCGCAACCTGGATGCTAAATGTTCCAGTTGTATTATCGTACAACAATGGACTCGTAGCACTCAAACCAGTTAAACTAATACCCCCAAGACCAGCCAATGTGTAAGTTGGAACATTTAAAGTTGCACCAACTAAAGTTGCTGATCCATTGTTACCAGTTGTGGTTAATGTTAAAGTATTTTGCTTACCATTAAAAATGTTCCAATCCGTTGAACTCAAATAACCATTTGTTGTTGAATTTGCTTGACTAATTGATACGTTTCCACTTGTAACCGAAATTGGACTTGTGCCAGTGATGGCAGCTTGAGCCCTTGCAGTTGTAAAGTATAAGTTTGTTCCCTCCGTTAAATCAGTTGTTGTCTTAGCAGCAAAAGCCGAATTGAATCTTGCTTGAGTGTAATAAAGGTTTGTTCCCTCTGCAACATCCGTTGTTGTTAAAGTAACAGTTCCACCCAATGCAGTCAAGTAACCATTAATGGTAATTGAATCGTGCAAAAGGCTTGTATTTGGGATGTCATCTAATGCAATTATCCCAGTTGTATTTGAATAAACCACACCAGATGTAGCATCGCCACTAATGGCATATCTCGCACGTTGGTTGGTAAAATATAAGTTTGTATTTTCTGGTACTAATAACGTAGTGTAATCGCCACTTTGAGCAACAATCGCACCAGTACGACCAAAAACCGATGTCACTGGAGCAGTATCGTAATCACTCCATGTAGCCGTAATTGTTCCACCACCTTGCTCGTTTAAAGTCAAAGTTTTTGTTGTGGTTCCAGTTACAGATGCAGATGTCAAACTACGAGCATAAGCCGTATCCCAAGTTGATTGAGATGCCGTTGTAGGGATTGAATATCCACTCGCCAATCCTAAAGCTAAAGTACCAGCCGTTGTAATTGGATTGCCACTAATCGTTAAACCAGTTGGCACACTCATATTTACGGAGGTAACTGTACCAGTGTAAGTCTCGGTATTGTTTACCCAAGTCGTTCCGTTATAAACTAAGGCTTGACCAGTCAAAGGATTTGAGATTGTCACATCCCCCAATTGAGTCAAATTATAGTCTCCATCTTGTGCAATTACATTGCCCACACGACCAAACACCGAATAAACCGAACTTGGCAAAGGATAACCGCCTTGAGGCGACTCAATCACAATGGTTGTAGTGTCAACGTTTATGTCGATTTGATCTTGTTGTATTGTTATCTCTGTACTCATGAAATTTGTGTTATATCTTGATAAACTACGAAATTGCCCCAAATATAAGTCTTAGTAAAGTCTCCTGGAAAAACCACAGTCATGTCGTAAACATAACCACCAGCATCGATTGTGATTGGATAATCAACGGAAATTAAGTTGTTGTCAACTCCTCCAATTGTTATACCATTACCATCACTATCTAATGTTGCAGAAACAGTTGTTGAATTTATACTTGGTCGAATTTGGATTTCACAATAAGCCCCAGTCAAATCGATTGGAACAGTGTTTGCAAATAGAGCAAAGGTTTGAGCCCAGTTATCTTCTTTCCAAATTTGAATGTTGTAGTTTGCTGGTCTTAAATCAGCACTATTATTACAAGCCATAATCTTGGTATTTCCCCAAAATTACTCAATTTTAAACAATTCAATAAAATTAGAATGTTTGCCCCAATATGGATGCTCTTTGTATGTTATTAGTCGATTGTAAATTGAATTATGACTTGTAAAATGCACTCCGTGATTTATGTGAATTGCCTCATTTTTACATAGCCATTGAATCCTTGTTAAATAATCGGTCTCAATATTTCCACTATTTGTTTTGAGTGCGTTTGGTAATATCCTTTCACAATGCTCAATGGCATCTTCAAACCTCATTGTCATTTGATGAAACGGCTCATCGTTTTGGGTTTTCTTTTGCCATCCATCTTTATTGATGCCTCCGTAATTCATATTTGTCAAAACTTGCCCTTTTTCAAAGTCTGGGAAATCAAAATATCCCTCTGGGTATAAAACATCGTGCTCCAAGAAACTAACATATTCATAATTACCCATATCCTTTGCCATGTAAAGGCATTGCATAATTTGTAATAATTGATTTAAATGGCTTTGAGACCGATACCAACTCGGAATGCTATAAAACGGATTTAAGGGCATTTCTTCCCATAGGCAAGTGATTATGTCGGCTTTGCCATTTGAGGCGATTTTTATGCTATCTAATGACTTATAAATGGCATCCCAAATCCTTTTATTGTTATTGTTTGAATAGAAAATGCCTAATCTTTTATTTTTGGTAGTTGGTAAGGTAACCAAATCTCCCTCCCTAAATCGGCTTGAGTGTAATTCTCCTTTGTGTTCCCAATCAATAGAAAGCCATTTGACTTGCCCCACTTGTGGATCGCCTACAATGTCGTTGTTTGCCCTTATGACCAATTTATTATCCTTGACAATTAATTTATCGGTACATTCTTTGCCTCCGTAAAACCCACAAATTACACGCATAATACAGAGGTTTTAGCAGTTTCTTGAATTAGTTTGTAGTAATTGTAGGATGCAGAGTCCTCATTTAGTTTTAACTCAACCCCATAAGGAACTTTGGTATTGTAATCGCCTTTATAAAATATTCCACTTTCACTATTGACCGCCCCAGCATTATGGTAAATGTAGCATTCATCCCAAGTCTTTTGATTGCTTGTTGCCCAAGAGAATTTTAAGTCATCGTGACAAATTGTTTTATGTCCTCGTTTCCACCCATTCCATAAAACCGCCCACATATCCGCACACCAAATCTGTAAAGGATGGTAAGGTTGTCTCGCCTCTCCAGGTGGCATTGTATGTCTGTCCAAAGCAATCTTTTCATTGTTTAAGTCGGTAATTTCCTTAAATAGTCTTTCGCAATCCCTTTCCACATCTGCCCAAAACTGGGAATCAATCCCTTTCATGATATATTGAGCACCGATACAATTTAATTCGTTATCCTTAATAATTTGTTTGTCAATATCCACTATCTCGCACATCTTGTCTAATACATCCTCGCCTTTGCTTATGATGTAATCGTGACTAATATAAAATCTTGTGTCCGATCCATACCAATTTTGATCAAAAGTAAACTTGTACCATTCTAATGGCTTAGTAAATACGATATCACAATCATGGTAAAATATGGCATCATCCTTTAACTCTGGATTGTTGTAAAAGTGTTGTTTTAAGATGTTTGGTCTAATGGATGAAACATAATGCTTTGTTTCTCGCTGATCAAAGTAAAAAAAGAACCTTGCAGCATAATGATTGGCAAGTCTTGACCACTCAAAGGGAACAGTGTCTTCAATATGACAAACGATGTCAATATTGTTTGGGTTGATACCAACACTCATAAAGTTTTGCAACATTACCTCAACTTGCCACGCATAAAACAATGTGGCTGGTTGGGCACAAATAAATCTCATCTTCATACGTTTTTATTTTAAGGACATAAACCATTGTCGGTAATAGTACACAAGCCAGATACATCAACAACAGTCCCTTGTATTGCACAAAATGTACTCGTTCCTCCATCTGCAATATACACACTTTGAGCCGTACCAAAACAATCCGTGTAATCAACTTGAGCCGTTAAACCAAATCCGTTGTTGTTATCAGCCGTGTAAGACTCACAAATGCCAGGATAAGCCGTTGTTGTCGATGTCGTTGTTGTGGTTGTTGTGGTCGTTGTCGCACAACTCGGAGTGATTCCTTTAGCCAAAACATTCGTTGGGTTATTTTTATCCCTAACGGCAACATAATGAGTTGTATCATCTTGACTATAAAAAGTCCTTGATCCACTTGTTTCATCCGTAAACGCACCAGCATAAGCACCACTCGGAGAGGAATAAGTTTGCGTACTTACTTGATAAGTTCCAGAGCCACCAGTAAACGCATTCACAGTTATTGATGCCGTTCCACCACCACAAGCATACGAAATGTTAAAATTCACGGCTGCTAAAGTAGTCGTGGTCGTAGTTGTAGTCGTAGTCGCTGGACATCCACTCAAGCCAGTTGCCGAGATTGAAAGATGTAAACCACCTGGATCACTATAATAAATTTGGTCGATTCTAAATGTTTGACCAATTGAAGTAACTCGATCATTCAAAGCAAACGAGCCACTAATGTAGTTAGTTGATGTTACACTAATACCAGTAGCACAATTATAAAGCAAATACCATACTTGAGGCAAAGTTGTTGTTGATGTGGTCGTTGTAGTCGTACAATTCGGAGTCACAGACTTAGCCAATACGTTTATAGTATTGTTCTTGTCTCTAACCGCCACATAAGCCGTTGCCGTTGCACTCCATCCATAAAATGTCCTCGTTCCCAAAGTCTCATCGCTAAATGTACCAGCATAAGCAGCGGATGCACTTGCATAAACTTGAGTTGAAACTTGGTAAGCACCAGAACCATTTTGGAAATTGTTTACTGTGATATTTGATAATCCGCCACTACAAGCATAAGAAATGTCAAAGTTAACCAATGGAGCAGCCGTTGTAGTTGTTGTGGTTGTAGTTGTTGTAGGACACCCAGTCAAACCAGTTGCAGTAATTGTCAAAGCCAACCCACCTGGATTGGTAAATAAAACTTGATCAATACGATAAGTTTGCCCAATTGCAGTCACTCGATCATTTAATGCAAAACTACCATTTGGATAAGACTTGGAATATTCAAAGGCTCCAGTAGCACAATTGTACAACTTGTACCAAACTGGTGCTTGAGTTGTAGTTGTAGTCGTACTTGTCGTGGTTGTAGTCGTGGTGGTCGTTGTTGTACTTGTGGTCGTTGATGTGGTTGTACTTGTAGTTGAAGTTGTGGATGTGGTTGTGCTCGTTGATGTGCTTGTGGTACTTGTAGTAGTAGTTGGAGTTGCCTCCGTGTAATATTTCCCAGTTCCAGTCAAATTAACGCTATACGTTCCAATTTCCTTATAATTCCCACTAATAGAAAATCCACCTATAAAACAATAGCCACTTATATAACGATATCCATCGACTCCATTGTCAATTTGAAATCGTGTTAAAAATAAAGTCCTATTTTTTTGAGCCAATGCAATCTCATCGTAAGAAAATCCATCAAGAGTGACAATCCCATCACAACTCATTGACCAACTCGAAAGGTTATCCTTAGGTAAATTAAACCAAGCATCCGTTGAAGATGCCACCTCAATTAATTCTGTTTGTGTCGTAAATGTGCAATTTGTAGAACACGCAAATGGAGTCTCCGTTGCTGGAATTGTACTTGTGTCAACCTTGTACAAAATAACATTGCTACCATTTACCTTAACTGCCATAAGTCAAAGTTACTAAGTTATTGTGTAAGCCCCAACCCCTTGAAGTGAAACCGAATAAGTTGAAATGTCTTTATAAGGTGCGGTTAATGATATTGAAGTAATTATTGCCGTTCCTCCAAGAATGACAAATCCATCTGCCCCATTATCAATGCTAAACTTTATGTTTATTGTATTTCTTGCCAATTGGGTTGCTAACATATCAGCGTAAGAGTAACCACCTAAGGTTACAATTCCATCACAAGTTACACTCCATGAAGCCACATCTATTTTATATTCG